GGGTTTAAGATAAGTATTACCCTATTGGCTTTGCCTTGTTGCCTTACACTTAGGTCAATGGTGTCAAACTTCTGCTCGTCTGTTAGTTCCTCAGCTTCATCTACTACCCAAGTAGTAATACCTTGCAGAGATTTAAGGTTTGCTGTCTGGTCGCCACTTGAAGTCTTGATACCTCTAAAGATTATCTTGCTTCCAGTCTTTTTGTTTATTATCTCATCCTTAGTGATGTGGAAGTGTTCTATCGAGCCAAACTGTTCTAACTTGTCTAAGAACTCTGGTATGATTGAGATGTATGCTGAGGTTAATGTATAGCGCGTGAATAATATAACGTGTCCAGCTTCATAGGTAAGCATAACTAAAAGGGCGTTTACTGAAAATGACTTCCCAGACCCACGCCCACCACTAACAATAAAGTACCTACTATCGTTTTCAATAATAGGCATATATTTTTTCTTTACCTCAATCAATGTCAGTCTACGAACTTTATTAAATCTCTAAAATTGATGTTTAAGCCTTCCGAACTATTGATGTCCATACTTTCCTTTGGCTTTCCGTAACGATAGCTTAAATAGGTCTGTAAGGCTCTCATATCGCCTTTGGCTACTAACTTACCTAAAGTTTCTATTGCTTCGTCTTTGTCTATTATATTATCTAAGCGTTCTATTAGCTTTTGCTCTTGTGCCTTTGGCTTTCTACCAGCACCTTGTCTTGCGCCTCCGTTATTTACCCTTTTGTCCATAATTGAAAAAGATTGTTTATTCAATAATATATAAACAAACTTATTTTTTTTTAGAATAACCTTTGTTGTGCTTTGTGTTGCTCTATTCTTTTTATAGCTGCATTGTAATATTCTTTGTCTAATTCACACGCTGTTAAATCATATCCTAAATTATGACAAGCTATTGCTATTGAGCCACTTCCTAAGTGTGTATCTAATATTCTAAAACCCTCTTTTGCGTAATTCATCAGCAACCATTCATAAAGTTTTACTGGCTTTTGTGTTGGGTGTATTGTTTTTGTTTTTTTATTTCTCCCTCTAATTCCATCAGCTAACCCATTCCAAGCATAATAATAATAATTAGCTGGTTTATTAAATGATGTATAAGCTAATTCCCCAGCAGAATAAGTGTTAAAATTTACATCTTTATTCCAAAATATAAAACCCCTACAACCTTTCTCCCATAAATAAGGAAAATAATTACCACCCCATATTATTTGATTTTTACTAACTCTTTGCAACTCTATAAAATACTTATCTTTTGGTATTTCGTTATCCCAATTTTTACTTTTTTTATCTCTTATTTTATTGTCAAAACCAATCCCATAAGGAGGGTCTACAATAGCAAGGTCAAAGTAGTTATCTTCGTGCCTTGCCATAAGTTCCATATTGTCCTCGTTTGTTATTAGCACAGTACTGGGTTTTTAACTTGTCTTTTTAATTTAGCACCTTTTACCTTTTGGGGTTGTATCTGTGGCTTTGTAGCTTTTATTAGCTTATCGTATGGCATTAACCTTGTACCTATAAACTGCATAAGGCTTTCTGTTTCCCATTTGCTTAGTACTTGTGTTATTTCTTTTATTAGTTCTTTGTTTTGTGGTTTAAGTGTTGTTTGTTTCACTACCCTTTTCTTTCTTGGCATTTTGCATAACTCTACATTAAGCCTAAACTTCTTAACTATATTGTTAAATATTATTTTATCGCTGTGTGTAATTGTATCAAAAGTTCTAACGTGGTATATTGCGCAGTCGTGAGATACGCCTATTTTACCGCCTAAAAATTGTAATGTGTGTCCAGCTTCTTTAGCCAATTTACAATATACTTTTCTTGCATACGAGTATTGTCTTTGTCTTACTCTTTGTGTTATATCAAATCCGTAAAGGTTGTTTAGTTCTTGTATTAGTTCGTCTAAGTTCATACTTCTTCTTTCTTGTGTATAATGTATCCGTTTTCTTTTAGGAGTTGTATCGCTTCCTTTATTTTTTCTTGTTCTATTCTGTAAGTGCAGAATATTTCGTTATGTATTACCATTGTTCTTTGTTTAAATTATATTCACTAAGGGGTGCTTCCCCATTTTCTTCTAATTCTTTTTGTAAGTTGGCTAAGGCTCTCCAAGCTACTTTGGCACTATGCCTTACTAAGTCTGTGTCTATTTGCCCAGCTTCCATCAAGTGCCTTGACAAAGCATCTAACTCATCCCCACTCTTTGACCTATCCCAATGTAAAGGCTTGTTTGGGTGGTGCTGTTGGTTGCCTATCCAAGATGTTTTAGCCACTTCTCTTATTGCATCTGGGAAGTATTTAAGTACTCCACTAAATACTGGCATTTGTTTTCTTTCTTGTTTTTGCATCGCTTCGTATTGGTAAAAATCTTCTTCATCATATACACCAGCCTTTTCTTCTTCATAGGCTAACTCTTCTTGTTCTTTCATTGTGTATGCGGTTTCTGTTCCGCTTATGTAATCAATCCTCTGACTTCTCTTCTTCATTGTCTTTGTCTATTATTAGTTTTAGTGCTTCTAACTTTACATACATTTGGGCAACTATGTTTTCAAGTCTAAGTATGCGTTGTATCTGTGTGTGCTTCTTTGCTTTCATTTATTTTTTTTAATTCGTTTTGATATGCTTGTGCAGCTTCTTTTTCTTTTTTAAAATAACCTAAGTGTTTAACTTTTTTATTAATTTTAATTTGAGCTTTAAATTTTTTATATTTTTTATCCCAAACAACACCAACATATTTTGATGAGCCATTATTCCTATCTTTTGAGCAATTTAATCTGTGTGTTATAATTTGTAAATTATATAGCTTATCATTATTCTTGTTGTTATCAATATGGTCTACTACTAATTTGTAACCGCAAGGCTTATGATTTAAAAAAGCCATAGCAACTAATTGACTTACACTTTTGTTTGGAAAGTATTTTTTATCTTTTCTTAAATTAACACAATATCTATTTTTATTATTTAATCTTTTTTTAAAGTTTTTAATTATACCCATCCTATTATAGTTTAGACTTCTTACGTTACCTAAATTACTTACTTGATATTTTTTTTCAAAGGTTGGTATATCTTTCCAAACCTCAACACCTATTCTACTTAATAAACTCGCTATCATAATTCTCCAGTTAAGCAATAGTTATCTAAATCTGCGCCTTGTATAAAAAACTTGTTGTATAAGTCAAGAGCTTTCTCTACTTTCTGTTCGCCCCTGAAGTAAAATTCTTCTGAGCAGTTAAAGATGCCTATGTCTAAGCTACCTTTGTCTAATACCAGAAAATAGAAGTCTTTATACTCTTTGTTAAATAAATTACAATATAAATAGCATTGTACATCATATCCGTACTTGTTAGCACTCCAGCTAAAGTCCTTTATGTTTGTGGTGGTTTTCAAATCCACTATCCTATTAGTGGCTAATACATCTGCCTTACCTCTGAATGGCATTGTAAAATCTCCAGCACTAACATTATCTATTGCTGGTATTTCAAACTCTGCTTTAGTTATTAGTTCCTTTGCGTGTTCGTTGCGGTAGAACGCATCTACAAGCCTTTCTGCTTCGCCTCGTTCCTTTGCGGTGTAAACACTTCCAAACTCTTCTTTGGCTTCTTTAAACTTCTTTGTGTTTCTGCTCTGTACCTCTACAAACTTTTGAGATGCAAACTTCTCTGGCTCAAGTATTGCCCAATGAAACAAAGCACCAGCTCTTAAAGCTGCACTATCCCCACTCCCATACTTCAAGCTGAAGTTATATGTCTTAGGACTTGATAGAAGCTGTTTAAGGCTACTACTACTAAGCGCAAGGGTGTTTAGTTCTCCATAGTAAAAAGTGTCATCTTCCATACGTTTAAGCAGTTCTGCTTTGTCGTAGTACTTGTTGTCTAATAGTTTTATCTTATCCATATTATTCAAGGTCATAATTATAGCAATCTTTACAGCAGTAGGTTTCTCCGTTTGTTTCTGTGTCGCAAGTTCTACAATAAGTTATCTCGTCTGGTGTTTCCCAATAGTTCATATCTCGTATTGTTTTAGTTCTTGTTTTAGTTTTTGTATCTCTTTGTTTTTTTCGTTTCTTATTAAATCTACTTTCTTAGTTAGTATCTCTACCTCTGTAATTAATTGGCTTGAGAGTATTCCTATTTCTGTAATCGCTTTTACACAGTTTTTTAAATCTTTATTGTTAGGTTTAGCCTCTTGCCAATCAATAAGTTTCTCAATTAGAAACGAGTACCACAGTCCATAAGATTGTTTTTGTAGTAAGTCCATTTTAACTTGCAGAACCAATTAAATAACCAAAAGCCACACATAGTGCTAACATAAATATTATAGCACCTTGTATAATTATTTCTCTTTGGCGTTCTTTTTTGAGTTCTAAGGCATCAAGTTCTTTTTGAGTGTGTACCTCTATTCTGTTTTTGCGTGTTTGGATGTGTAACCCAGTTTTTGTCTTTTTCATAATCTTTGTTTTTTATTGTATGTTTATTATTATGCTTCTAATGTGTGATGCTCTGTTTTCTAACTCTATCTTTTTTTCTTTGGTTAAAGATTTCTTGTAACTATCGTAATACAAAATAGCATCTATTTCTCTCAATTCTTTGCATAAGTCGTCTAATTGCGTTCTCATTTTTTTAGTATATAAGATAGTGCAGTTTGCTCGTTCATTCCGTAAGCTTGAACCATCATAGTAATCCAAGCCTTTTCTGTTTCTGTAAGTGTTTCCATTGTTATTGTTTTTTACAAATATATATAAAAATATTTATTATAAACAAATTATAAACAACTTTTTTTATTCTACTTCTTAAAACCGTTTAAATTTATTATAGAAGCTTGGCTCTCGTCAATCAAATAACAAGGCTTTAGAACTTTCTTTTTTGTCCATAGTGTAGTATCTGGGCAGTACATTTCTTGTACTTTTAAGTCCTTTAGGTTGTTAAGCCAGAACATATAATTGCCTTTGGGGTCATTAACAAAATACAAAGCTATCCTACCAGTTTCTATCAGCTTGTCGTACTTGTAAACCTCAAGCATTTTCTCTTTGTAGTATTTATTTCTGAACTTAAACTCTATTACCACTTCTGCTCTCTTGCCATTTTTTTCTGGTGCATATCCTATGGCGTCATAATGTTCAAAGCCTTCGCCAGTATGTGTTAAATCCCAGCCATCAGCATTTAATAATAGTATTACAGCTTTCTCCCACTTGTGTACATTCTTAATCATAAATCTTGTTTATGTCTGCAATCCATTGTAAAAGCCTTTTAGGACTGCAACTGCAAGGCTCGTAATATTTGTGGTCGTAATACTTAGAGTGAAGCCTACACAATAACTTATATTGTTCTTGTGATAGCTTACCTTTTACGTCAGCTTTAAACTGCTTCCAGTCTTTTTTGTCTATTTCTTCCATAGGTCTAAATCTATATCAGTCCATTCGTTCATCTTGCGCTGTCTTTCTTCACAACCGCAATTTTCTCCCCATATCTTTTTGACTACCCATCTTATTCCAGTATAATAAGTAATGTAGTAAACTAAATCTCCTAATTTCATAATTC